TTACACGATTACCCGCCCTTTTTCAACTCTGGCAGTAATGTTTCCAGAATAATCAAAGTCGACTTTTCCATTGCGGACAAACCATGCACCATACTGGTTTCCAGCAATACCTGTAAAACCAAAGTCTACCTTGCCGCCGGATAATTTCCACCAGCCATACTCATTGGATTCCACACTGTTGCAATTAAAATCTACTTTTCCGTTTACGATGCGCCACCATCCGTTTTCATTCTGGGCGATACCGGTGTAGGTGAAATCCACCTTACCATCCCGGACAAACCACCAGCCGTACTCATTTGGTGCCACGGTAGTCTTGTTTACGATCTGACCATTCTCATAATAATACCAGTTACCGTCAGCTGCAGCCTGATCTGCAACTCTTCCGATCACCTTGTTCATGTCTACCTCCTGCATAGGTTTGTTCATGATTGCATAAGCGATGGCTTTGGCGATAGTCTTATAGCCTACGCTCTGATATAAGTTGTAATCGTCCCGGTCATCCACAAAGCAGATCTCCAGCAAAAGAGCCGGTGCATTGGTTTTGTTCAGCACTTTGAGGTTTTTGCTGATCTTTGTTCCACGATCCGTATAGCCCAGGCCTCGCATGTTGGTACGGATCCGCTCTGCCAGCTCCGATTTTCCTTTGTTCATCGCATTTACCCACACTTCGAAACCGCCGATGCGACCGTCTCCCGGATAGTCGTTCCGTCCGGAGTTTAAGTGGAAGGAAATGGAAAAATCTACGCTATGTGCGTTGGTCTTTGCCACGATCTTATTTAAGACATCGTTTTGGCTGCTTCCGTTGTCTACAGTATCATTGTAGACGGTCCAGCCATAGCTGCGCATGATGTTGATCACTTCTTCCACGATAAGACGGTTCTCTTTTGACTCATCCAGTAAGCCTACTGCTCCGCAGGCGGTCTTTCCTGCCGGGTTGTGTCCGGCATGTACACTAATTGCTGTCATTACTCATTACCTTCTTTCTTTTCGATATACTGTTTGAACAGCTGATGCAATCCGGTGGATGCCAGACCACTGAATAATCCACTTAAAATAACGGATGGCGAAATGATCCACCCGTTGATCCAGATGGCCAATAGCACTCCCAACAGTGCACACACTGTCGGAATGTATTTGTTATCCACGTCTTTTACCCATTTTTTGATCACATAGCCAACACACAGGCAAATCCCTACGATTACCGGAATCATGAAATCTGCTAAAAATCCTAAATCTGTCATTTTACTGTCCTTTCTTTTTAAAATGCAATTCTTCAATTTCCTGTTTCATTTTTGTCACCATTCCATTTCCACCTAATTTATGATATGCATCATACATCTCATTGAAATTCTCGTAAGCATAAGATGGGATTTCTCCAAGCCTCATATATTTATCATGATATTCAATCAGCTGTACACGCAGAAGCAGCATGGTTCCCTTGCTGTTTGCATCCCTGTCCCTTTTCTGCTTTTTCAGCAACCATACTATGTAACCCATCAATGCCGTTAGTATGATTGGGAGGGCTACATAGTATGATTGCAGTAGTAAATCATTCACTTTTTTTCATCACTCCCCTCTGCCTACGCTATCGGCTCATCAATCGCAATCATCGGATCAGCGCCTTTATTCTCATGCTACCACACTTCCCATTGCGACATACGTCATGTTGATCACCAGCATGGTTGCTGCTGAATTCTGTCCATACAAATACAGCAATCCATTAGAAATCATGAAAGCTGTAGGTACCGCATTCAGCCAACCATCTCCGCATACCATGCCTGTCCCATATACAATGCTGTTCGGCCTGTACCCTTCCGGAATCGTGCCGGCAGTCCACCACGTTCCTGCATTGCCTCCGATAGCACCCGTGTGCATATACACAGACAGCGAAACCATCCCATCCGCCGTTTTAGTGATCATGTTGGTTTCACATTGAAATTCTGTTAATAACTTTGCCGTACTGACCTTTCCGATATCGTCCATCCGTTTCGACAACATCTCGATTGTCGGCGACACAGAAAACAGCTTCGTCACGCTTGTAATCGTCAGACCGCTCAGTGATACCCGGTACAACGGGAAATCATCCTGCGTTGCTCCGGACAAAATGTTTCCATTGACATAACTCGGAACACTCGTCTGAATGGATGAACTGGCTTTCCCTTTGATCACCACAAGTTCCGCCGATTCTACCTGTAAACTGGTATCTTTTTTATAACGCATCACTATTAAATCACTCCGGTACATCTTCTGCGTACCATTCTGAATGGTCACTTCCTCATAACTGTTCACCGGGATGCGCATGTGCCGTCCCTGGTTGACCAGCTCACCGGATTTAATCTTAATCAGGTTATTTGATACAATCTCCGCTGCAAACTGATTACCGCCGGCCAGGACGTATTTCCCTGTTCCGATCACTCCGGCATGTAATGCTCCGGCTGCTTCCGCTGTCACATGTTCTTTTCCGGTGTGCCCTGTAATAATTTCCACTGCCATTTCATCACGCTCCTATTCTCCAATTTGACATTCTACATTGATGCCACTGCTGTTGACTTTCAGTATCTTTTTCACGATGTCTCGTTTTATCGTAACTCCAGTAATTGTCTCCCGTGCTCCCACGATATCACCGACATCATACTCTGTATTATTTTCAAAATCTGTTTCCAACGTATTTGCTGCCGCCCAAGTTTCCTGCAGTCGCTGTGTACCGCCGGTAATCAACTCTTCCTCTGATTCCACGTTGGAATAGTCGTAAGTCTCTGTCACTTCATCCACGCCGAAAAACGTCTGTGTTTCTGATATATTTCCCCGCACATCCATGTACAGATGCCGGACCATCCGCTCACTGAGGTCTCCTTTTCCCAGGCAGATCAGATGATTTACCGGCCGTTCATTGCTGCTGATCTGAAAATTCATCTGGTCAGAATCCCACTCTTCATCCTGGCTATAATCCACCAAAGGTACCGCAGACAAATGCACCTTTCCTTCACGATAATACATGACCAGTTTTGCGCCGGCGCATTTTAACATCTTCCGCATGCCTGTGTATGCATCAATATAACGATCCATCTGATATGAAGTGATTGTGATGCCTGCTTTCTCGCTGGGTGTCTCAAACAGATCTCCAGCTCCAATGCGCTGTATCAGAAATCCCAACACCTCATTGGCGTCTCCGGATAACACCAGATAATCCTGCCCGTCATCCGGACACACTATCTTCTTGGACAGTATCCCCTGCCAGGTCCTTCCGGAATAGGTAACCGTCTCTTTTCCAGTATCCACGCAAACACCATCGATCCGGCCACCATACTCCGTATATTTCACATGCCCGTTCACTACATCCTGCATTGCCAGATAATCACCGATACTGCAGCAATGATCGGAAATTGCCATGGTGCACTCAAAATCGTTTTCATCTGATCCGAAAGCCAGATCCAATTCGTATCGATCAATCGCCCCAAGCATTGCGTGATTGGAATCTTCGTGAATCAAGTCCATTTTGGCTCAGACCTCCTCTCATACATGGTGATGTCAAACCCAAACAGCCCGCTCCAGGACACGGAATGACTTCCGGAAGCAACCTTCTGAAACACATACCAGTCTCTGTCCTGCAGGTTGTACTGATTGACCTGCTCACCGTCATTTTTCACTTTGTATATCTTTTTACTCAGCGAATTAATGACAAGATACTCCCCCGTCTCCAACTGGCAGTTCACATGGTACTTGTGGCTGCCGATCAGAATCTCCGGATTTTCGCAGGGACCATAGACCGTCAGTTCAAAATCTGCATCCGAGATGGCTTCGTTCAACAGGATCCGGCTGGACATCCCGTTGTAATAGTCAAACGGATAATCGTGTGGATAGTCCATATTATTTCCACTGCCAGATGCTTCCTGTGGCTGGAAGGTGTATTTTGATTCTCTTACCCAGTACGGGCGATCTGTTGATATTTCCAGTGATATCCGCATATACCCTTTACGGATCAAATAATCGGTTTTTTTGGAAGCCGTAATGTAACACTGCAGATAATAATCACCGATCACAATTCTTCCATATTCCATGGCCAATACATCTTTTTCTGTACACTCAAACATGGCATTTCTGATTGCTGTGCCATCCGTCTCGTAATCGCATTGAATAATCGCAGGAATTGTCCTGGTTACAATCCCCTTGTTAAAACCGGTTATTTTATTGCTTTTTGAAGTTATGCTCCAGGCAAAATCATGAAGATCATTTTCATTTGCAAAAATATTCTTTTTTCCAAACAAAAGTTCTTCATTCCTATGATTTTTATAAATAAGTTCTTCCAGCATATTACTTCACCTCGTTTACTAACCGTGCAAAATCTCTTCGATTTATCGCAATACTTGCCCCTTCCAGTGCTTGCCGCAGATTTCCGCCCATATTCTCATCAATGGCAAGAATTGCGTCAAGAATTTTGGAAAGGATTGTTATCATACCTTCATTCTGTTCCGCCACCGCATCTGAGATCATCATTTTCAACTTGTAAGCACCACTTACAACTTCATCGCCGGCCTCACCGCCAGCCATGATCTGTCCTTCATTATTAATTCCAAACGCAGTCGGTTTTGTCATTAAAATCGGATCATTCATTGCCTTTTTATACCAGTCAATGCTAAAATGCGGTACTGATGGAGGATTCAAACTAAACTCGCCTTCAATCTTCGGATGCGGCAATTTTAACTTCGGCAAAGACCATTCAAAATCGAAAAAGCCTTTGATCTTATCGATGGCATTTTTGACAACATCTTTTACTTTATCAAAAATCTCCTTGAACTTATCTTTAATCTTGCCAAGTACATTCGTTACAACCTCGTTTGCTTCATTCAGCTTATCCCGCAGAATATTTTTTACTCCATTAACTGCATTACTTACAACTGTTTTTATTGCATCCCATGCGGCCGTGAACACTCCCTTAATGGCACCCATTACCGTCGTAACAACCGACTTGATAGCATCCCACACGGTCGTGATCACTGACTTGATGGCATCCAGTACCGTCGATATTGCCGTTTTAATCGCGTTCCATACCGTTGTAATTACTGTCTGGATCGCTCCAAGTACAGTCGTGATCACCGCTTTGATAGCATCCCAGGCTGTCTGGATAACTCCCTTTATTGTTTCCAGGATCGGTGTCAGGAATGTTACGATGGCATTCCATATGGTCGTCACTGCCGTCTGTATGATCGTCAGCGCCGTTGTGATGGCTGCTGATATCTTGTCCCATACAAACTGGAACAGTTCATATATCGCCTGCAGAATAGGTGTCAGGAAGTCCACAATGGCCTTCCATACGGTTTCGATCACATCCTTTACTGCATTTGCTACGGTATCAATTTTTTCTTTGATTGCATCCCAGATTTCAATGATAGTGTCTTTGCAGTTCTCCCAGATGAACCGGAACGGAACGGTAATGATCTGGAAAACTGCAGACATCAGCTCACCGATGAATAAAAGTGCAAATTTTACTACATTTTTGATGCCTTCCCACACTGTTGAAATAAAATCTTTGATTCCGTTGAAGATGTTCTCCGCCGTTTCCTTGACCGCATTGAATCCGCTTTCGACTTTTTCTTTGATCTCCTCCATTTTCCCAACAATCGCTGTGCGGATCTTCTCCCATATCTCTTTGACATGTTTCCAAAGTTCAGACAGCTTTTCCTTGATCTTGTCCCAGTTCTTATACAGCAGGATTCCTACTGCAATCGCCGCTCCAATCGCAATGATGATAAGACCAATCGGTGATGTAAGAAATGTAAATGCTGCGCCAAGAGCCGTGGTTGCCCCGGTAGCTACGGTACACACACCAGACCAGAGGGTGGTTGCTGCGCTCATGATACCTTCCGCTACGGATCCGGCAATCAGTAGGCCATTTGCAATTCCCATAGTTGCATTCAGGGCAATCTGACCGGCATTCGCCGCAATGATCAATCCAGTAATCGTTCCTGCTGCCACTGCCAATAATTCCAACGCAGTCTTATTTTCGCTGCACCACTGCTTCATGTCCTTGAATCCCTGAATGATATTTTCGATAAAATTACTCAGGACATTGATACTATCTGCAACCAATTCAATTGCACCAACAACCAGATCTAATGCTGTATCCAATAGATTTGATGCATCCTCCGCTGCCTTGCCGCTGGATACATATTCATCTATTTTCTCTTTGATCGGTGCGAGAGCTGTGACCAGATGATCAAATGCATCCTTTATCTTGTCAACGGCCGGCTGGAGGTGTTCCTTTAATTTTCCGAATCCTTCCACTGCCCGGTCAATAAAATCCATAAGCTTCGGTGTCGCCGTTTCTGACAGCCAGGATGCTGCACTCCGGATTGCATTTCCAAGAGGTTCCTCAAATTTCTCTCCCAGATTGATTTTGAACCCTTCCCATGCAGATGACATACTTCTGATGGCTCCGCCAAGACCAGCCTCCATATTGGAAGCCATATCATTGGCCGCTCCGGTACAGTTATTCAGCTTTTCCTGAAGATCTGTATATGCTCCGGATCCCTGATTTAAAATGGCAAGTAAGCCTTTCTGTGCTTCCGCACCGGCCACCGTTGATGCGAGAGCGGCTTTCTGTTCCACATCCATGCCCTCTGTCGCATCACACAGATCTTTGATGACATCTCCCAGGCTACGGGCTGTACCGTCCTGGTTGTAAAATTCAACTCCCAGTGCTTTAATTGCATCTCGTGCACCACTGGTATTGGTTCCCAGTCGAGTAATGATACTGGATAACGAAGTACCTGCCATGGAGCCTTTTACTCCGGCATTTGCCATCGTTCCCAAGGCAGCCGATACATCTTCCAGAGAATACTTATAGGTACCTGCCAGTGAAGAAACATAGGTAAATGCTTCTCCCAGATCACCGACTGTGGTATTTGACTTTGCCTGGACCGTAGCCAGTACATCCGCATATCGACTTGCATCCGATGCGCTGTCTCCAAATCCCGTCATGGAATCGGTCAGAATATCTGTAACCGTAGCCAGATCTTCACCGGATGCAGATGCCAGAGAAAGCATTCCGGATGTCGATTCCAGAATTTCATTTGTATCAAAACCTGCCAAAGCCATGTAACCCATTGCATCTGAAACATCTTTAGCCGTCCAAGCCGTTGTGGAGCCATAATTTAAGGCTGCATCAGACAACTTCTGGTACTCATCCTGCGTTGCCCCAGACAGGGACTGTACTTTCAGCATGCCATCTTCAAAAGAGGCTGTGGTATCCACTACGGATTTTCCAAAGGAAACCAACTTATCTACTGCAAAGTAGGTAGTGATCGCAGCACCAATCTTTTTAAAAGCACTGCTCATTCTGGATTCGGATTTCTCAGCTCTCCCTGTCGTATCATCAATCGCCTTATTTGCATCGCCGTTATTTATGGCAATCGTTCCAAAAAGTTTAAATAATTCCAACTATTTCTCACCTTCTTTCCATGTTCAGAATTATGGTTCCAATACAAATCCATCCAGAATACTGTTTGAATCCTCGATGATCTGCACAATGTCCTCCTTCTCCAATGTCGGTGTCTGCGCTGGCCTTGCTTCTCTGTCGCAGGCTGCAATATACTCTTCAAAGGACATATCCCATACCTTATGCAGATAATATTCCCACCGGATGTCCTGCACCTTTTCTTCTGCAATGCTCTGCATGATCGTTTCCAAAAAACCATGAAGCTGCTGCAATCGAATAAAATCATCTAAAATCAAATATGGATCTGCATATCTTTGAGACAGCAAATCCATATATTTGATGTATCCTATCGATTGAACAATTTCATGACACGTTTGAAAAAATCTTTGAAATCCTCGTTTGTGGCCACATCCAGAATGATCTCGCCATAGTCTGCCAGCGATAATGCCCGTACCTGCGGCACACTCAATCCGGTCAGAGAAGCGATGAATTTCTGAATATCAGCTTCTGCTGCCGGGATATTGGAAATCACAATACCGGCAATGTCAAATACTACACTGAAACCAATGGATTCCAGTTTTGCATCCTTTGCCTCCTTGGAATCTTCTGTTTCTTCAGCTCCATCCGCATCTGCTTTCATGCTTTCTTTGATCTGGTCGACATTGAAACACTCTTTGAACTGTCTCACACCGATTTCAGAAATGATTTTGCACACCATTCCCAGGTCAGAAGCTGCCAACGGTCTCAACTCATACTTCTTTTCAGTTTCATCAACTGTTGATTCAACTGTTTCTACAACTGTTTCACTCATTGTTCAACTACCTCCTACGCTTTTACCGCTTTCTGTGTTCCCTGTGTGGCCTGTGTTGCAGATGCATTCGGCACATAGATATGATACGGAAGCTTATTTGTGCTGCCGCCAGCTACCAGATCAGCCACACACTGGAAGGTTGCCGGGATCACAGACGCTTCCTTGTCTTTGTTGTCTGATTCAAGACCATCTGTACAGATTGCATAATCAAAGACGATAATGATCGGGCTGCCGTTTGTCTTAAATCCTACAAAGGCAAAGTTTTCGATATAATCAGAATCCTCAATCAGTGCCTTGGATTCGATCACATCAAATCTGGCGTCTTCCGATGTTCCAGTCTGTCCGATCACCGTGGACTGCAGGAACTCTTTCGTGATCTCCACCATATTTGTTTCAATCTGTGCTGTCTCACCGATCTTCTGAACCAGTCCTTTTGCTTTGACTGTAACACCATCAACAGGGATATCCGTTGTCTCCGGTTTGATTGTCAGCTTATTGCCACCGGAAGTCGCACCAAGGATCGTTCCTTTCCATTTGTTCTGCGCTTTTTCATAGGTAAAATTCTTATACAAAGTACCTGCACCAAGCATGATGTTCTGCGGTGTGGTCTCTGATACACCTGATACTGCAAATTCAGTCCAATCTGCTGCCATATTTACTCTGTCCTCCATTCTTTCACTGTTAAATTAATCTGTATCCGTTTCAGGAATCCATCCACCGTTGCAATCGGGAATGCATTTCCATAAAAAACAGCAATCCCTGATCCATCCCCAAGAATTGCCCTTCTGCCCTGTATGCCAGGGAATAACTTTTTGATTTTGTTCTTTTGCGCTTCCAGTTCATCCCATTCTTTTCCCGTGCCGGTCAGAATAAACTGCGTTTCCTGCTGTCCGTCTTCGTTAAATGACTCAACCTCGTTATATTCACCTACCCAGTATGCAGAAATGGAATCAATGGATGATGTATATTCCATAAATTCATATGGAATCTGTGCTGATGCCATTGCATCATTTATAAATTTTAATCCTGCATTTGTCATTATCCCATTCCTTTCAGCATTGCTTCCAGCAGCTTCTTCAATTTCACTTTCGACGAATTGAAAGCCTTATTCAGTGCCCTGGTTGGCTTTTTACCGGTTGTGGTATGCCAATTTCCAGAACGGTCTTTATATTTCCATTCTGTCTTTCTGCCATCACCATTCAATGCATACTGGCCGGTTCCAAACTCTTCCCAGATCGCATTTTCCTGCGGGCTGCCGACCATTGCCTCACCGTTTGCTTCATCCACCTTATAGGTCCAGGAACCTTTTGTCTGTCCCGTGTCAACTCTGGTATTCCGCTTTACCTGCGCTTCCAGTTCACCGGATGCTTCGTACAGCCACTGGATAGTGGCATGATTTAACGCAGCCTTTACTTTGATGGAATTATCTTCAAATTTCACTGACATTACTGACCACCTCTGTACTGCAGATAGATTTCAAGCTGCCGGTGTAACCCCATCGGATCATCGATCAGCATGACATCATATGCACTGCCATTTACCAGCAACCGGCTGTTCTCCGCCTTGATCGACACATCAACCGGCTTCCAGTCACAGATAAAAATATGAGATGATTCCTGCACCTTGGCATTGTAGGTGGTGTATTTGCTGTCACCGGAAGAAAGATCCAGAAATCCGGAAAGTTCCAAAACCGTTGACCAGCGTTTCACTCCGGCACCAATTTCAGTTTTCTCAGATGTACTGATCTGCAGCTGTGCGATTGTATTTCCACCTATCATCCTTCCACCACCTTTCAGAATCGTGCTTTCTTGTAAGGCTTTAAAAAGCCTACCAGGGACTTTGGATATCCGACGGTAGAATTGTCACCATCCATGTTGAAATACGTCACAGCGTGCCGTGAGATTGTTTCAGACTGTATTCCGACCTTATCACGGTTCTCAAGATCCCATTTCAACATATTCGCAGCTCCCATTTTTACATCCATCGGGTACACTACTTTTGTCACCATGCAATGTTCTTCATCCATAAGCTCCATATTATTTGAAAAGAGATACAGCCCATTATTCAGTTTTGATTCTGAAATCTGAACTGTATCCCCTTTTTTGATATATGGATATGCTTTGGTGAATACTCCATCTGCTATCCCAGTATAAAAGCGCCTATTCCTATCCTGAAAATTATTATTCGTATATTTCCGGATCAGAAGCTCCACTGCCTGTAATTTTCCTTTCAGGGCACCATCATCCATATTTTCTGCCGTTGGAACGTATATCCGGAATTCTTCCACTGACATAATCATCGGAGCTCACCTCTTTCTGATCAGGCTTTAACCTTTAAAATTACGACCTTCTCATCATTGGTTAATGCCGGCATTCCATAAGCGGTGCAGACAATATCGTCAGCAACACCCGGTTCGCGGTCATGCTCCACAAGGTTTCCACGCTTCAGGAAGTAAGTAATTGCCGGCATATCATCCTCTGTCTCGGCATCATTGTTCAGTTTGATGATCGGATTGAAAAATGCTTCTGTAGTCACCTTTGTTACATTGTCACCAACTTTCGCAAACGGAAGGGATTTGATAACATCTGAGAGATTGAACTTAGTACTGCCGTCTCCGCCGCTTTCTACAACCTCTTTACCGGCACTGTCGATCTTGTACCATTCTTTATAGCTTTCCACTTTGTTGGATACTACAACATCACAGCCTGCGATTCTGCCGATAGAACCGTTTACCATCACACCAGACTCGTATTTATCTGCGGAAATGAAATCCGGATCTTTTCGAAGCTGCGTCTTCTGTTTGGAGTGGATCAAAATTACTTTTTTGCTGTCCTCTTCCTCGCCGAACTTATCCACACCATCAACGATTGCGGTATATTTGATCACTGCAGATGTATCATCTACGATATTCGGAGACTCATACATGACTTTTACACGATCATTATCCAGCTTTTCGCTGATAGACATTGCAATCTGGTTGACCGCTGTTCCCATCGGGTTGCCATAACCGGAAAGCTGCGCCTCGTCTGTCAGGCGGACACCTTTACCGATTTTCTTGATACCATAAGATGCTGTAGTAAATGCCATTTTGCTCTTGTCGATCGGCTCTCCCTCTGCATACTCCTCTGCTTCACCGATGTAACCCCATTTTGGAATTGTCACCGTGCTGCCCGGCTGTCCCTGCAATGTATTATCCACTGTGATATACCCGGTCATTACCGCTTTCTTTTCCACTTTCGCATTGATCATATCAGACACAACCTGCGGATCAAATACGTCACCATTTACAAGGGTTGTAGTTTTGCTTAAATCTGCCATTCTCATTCATCCTTTCTTTTACTTTGTCAGTTTTTCATATAAATCCGGATTGCTTTCTCTCAGCTCCACTCTGGATTTATAGCCCATCTTTGCAAAATCCTCTTTTGTTACAGAATCTTTTGGATCATCGCCACCCGGAAGCTTTCCATCATCCATGCGTTTGTATCCGTCATCACCATCACCGGAAGCTGTCTCAAACTGGTTCGGGCACTGCGTTTTCAGTGACTCCATTTTGTCTTTGAATCCTTTGATCTGACCGTCCTCGCCAAGTTCCGGCTTCCAGTCGCTGTCATGATTCAGTTTGAAGATCAGATAATCGATGTCAGTTGCCTTTGCTCCATCAGAAAGCAGTCCCACCTTTAATGCAGCTTCCGTTTTTGCCTGCTGCAGTTCTTCCTGCTGCCGCGCAATGGTTGCTTCATACTCTGTAATCTTTGCCTGAACAGCGTCCTGTCCTTTTGTCGCTTTCTGGAGTTCTTCGATCAATTTCTGGCTTTCTGCATCCTTTACCGCCAAAGCATCATGATCGGTCTTTAATTTTCCGTATCTGATGTCCAAATTTTCCTCTGAAGCTGTGAAGATTTTATTTTCTTTCATACCATCGATGATTGCGGTTACCTGTTCGTCTGTAAGATTCTGTCCTTTTAATAATTCCTCTAATGTCATCTCATTGTTCCTTTCATCCTACAATTTTTACGAGTTATGTCTCGATTACAGTTGATATTTGCTGATGTTTTACGTCATCACTGACGAATATGACATGAATCAGTTTATTGTCATGATTCAGGACATAAGAAAAACACCCTTGCGGGTGCTGCATGCTATTTTACCCATAGCTGGGAGATATTCGGATCACCTGCCTTTCTATGCGACAATACTTTTGATTCCATATGCAATGGCGCAATCGTGTTCGATGATGCATCCACGGGCATCGTCCCATCCTGGTGCAAAATAAGCTACGTCTGCATCTGCCAGAAGCTCCAGTGATTTCCCAAGAAACCACAGTGGTTTTGCACCGACTGGTGCGCTCTGAAAAAAGGAATCAATCACTTCTACCGATTCTCCTACCAGTTCAGATGCAGATTCAATTGCTTTGGCTCGTTCTGCTTTGATTTCCTCGTCAGTCTTGCCACCCATCGGCTGGCTGATAAATAATTTTTTCATGTCTACCTCCTACTCCTCTGTATGGCATGTATTGGTTAACTTGCCGTATACATCTTCATACAGTTCCTGTTTGTCGCCGTTATAGGTGTACTCCGCATAGATGCCGTCCCCACTAATTGTGGTTGATGCCAGGCATTTATAGTTCTGGAGCGTTTTACATGTCCATACAACATAAACATTGCCAAGATCAATCTGTACCTCCGGTCTGTTCTTGTGGTACCATTCAACAAGTTTCTTCTGTGCAACACTCTCGAAGTGTGCCATTCCTGTGATAATCATGTTCTTTTACCTTTTCCTTTCTTAAAAATGGGTATAAAAATAACACATATTGCTATGTGTTATCCTGTACTTATTTATTAAATTGAAAATTCTACTTCCGTCTTTCCGTTATTGTTTCTGATTGTCAGATTCCCCTTCGCAATGATATCCATGCCAATTATAAAATCCACATTGTGATTTTCCAAAGGGAAGCCTGCAATTTTCATATTTTTAAATACAATGTCATCTGACAATCGGACATCAACGATATAATATAAAATATCCTGCTGCCCGATTGAACTTATCCCCACCCCTGTATCAACCGGATGCAGCCCCATCTTTCTTGCCATCCGCTCTGAAATACACGAGCCAGATGCACCCGTATCCCATAATGCATGTTCAATACGAAACCGTTCTGCATTATCCAGACATTCCTGAACACATAAAGACGTAATCAATCTGTTGGCAATCCCTGAATATCTGTTCGTAATTGTAGAATTTGCATACACAACGGAGTTTTCCACATCACATGATGGGCTCTTTTTCTTCGTATCTACTACTCCAATATATACTGTGTTATCCATACTTATTTTCTCCATCAAAAATACCACCAACCATTTCTGACCAGTGGTATCAGTGTCTATTTTTCCAAACTGTATAAATGATGCATACCACATAAAATATCACCGATATGACAAAGCATCCGATTTTGATTTTCAAATATAAATCAATCATACTTATTTCTCCAACTGCTTCCGCAGATATGCTTTATAATCATCCAGCCCTTTAAACTGATCATAATTATATGGTGAAGCATTCTTATGATATTTTTCTTTGTACTCCCTTTTTAACGTTTTAATTTCTTCGTCTTTTTGTATGGCTTCAACTATTTTCATTTTACTTTATTGCTTTTTAGAATGCCGTTCATATTCTTTTGCCACACGCTGCAAATCGGATGATAGCTGATCTATGCTGGTACTTTCCTGTAACTCATGAAGAATCTCCCCCATCGACATATTTAAATCGATTTTATAATCTGTTTCTATAAACCTGCTAAGTCCTGCATCAATATAGCCAAGCAATCCAGAAGCAAATTTGCTCCATTCCACATCTTGTCTATTCATCCCATATCACTCCTTAACGATTACTTTACCACGATTTAATATTACCACATGCTGTTTATTCTGAAAACCATTTAAAAGAATTGCATCATAACCTTTGACTGCAGCATAAGCTCCAACATTTCCAAGAATGTCCTGATATGCCTCTGGTTTATTGCCAACAATTTTGGGAATTCCCGTTTTTTCGTATTCTGTAAATATTTCTACAAAATCAACTGTTTTTACATCATCTGTTAATAACATTTCAATAATTCGACCAGAATCATCTTTGCCAGCATAGAGTTCTGCTACTTTCCTATCTTTATCTGCATAGGTACCATATCCGTAAACTCCGCGGCCAGCATACATTTTTCCATATTTAAACGCTTCTACCATATCTTTTGCAGACATGTCAGAAGTGCTTGCAACTCCCCGGTACCAAACCTGTTTTTTTACTTTTTCATTTTCAAATTCTGCATCAGAAATCACCCTCGGCAAAGCATCATATTTTAACTTAAAATTCAAATAGTCTGTAATTGGATCACCATTATCATATTTTAATACCGAAACATCATCCAATAATTCTTGACCGTATTTCTTTGCCTTTTCAATTGTTTCTTCCTGTGTGAGAATATCTGCAGCATCTACATTATTTTTTATCGTTTTTTCTTTTCTGTCCTCATACTGCTCCGCTGCTTTAAAATATTTCTCCTTAAAATCTTCAAAATCCTTTGTCTTGTCAAGTCCAAAGAACTCTGCACGTTCTTTCAAGGTATTCAGCTCATCTTCATCCAGTTCCCATCTGGCTCGTTGGAGCAGTGCGCACCTGCAGTTACAATCCTGTGCAGCGATTCCAAACATTCCCGGCGCATCTGCCTGCATTCCACCAACCTCAAACGGCTCATCCAGTTCTCTGATCTGACCGTCCAGCATCCGGTGCGTTTCTCTGGTTCTGTCATCCAATGTTGCATCCCATTGTTTTACGATGTCTGCACCATGGTCCTTTGCCACCTGCTGTGCATCCATAGCTGACTGAATCTGTATCCGATGCCCTTCTGTCCGGACAATCCGCATTGCATTATTGTAAGCTTTTGAAAATTCTGTGGTTTTAAATGATTTTGCCAACTTTTTAGCCACTTCATTCCAGGTAAAACCTGCAGCAATTCCCCGGGACACTTCCGCCCGAATAGATGTCTTTAATTTTCCAACATCCTCTCCCAGCCGGTTATACAGTCCTTTACTGATCTTGGAATCTGTCTGTATTGCCCGTACCACAGCTTTCTGGTCAATCGGCATGATAAGCGGAATATCCTGACCATGCAGATCATACATCACACCAATATAGCCATCCTGATAGCACCGGGACAGGTAATCAGACACTGTCGAATAGGAATCAGACTGCAATGCTGTCAAGATTCCCTCCAGCTGCTGCCGTATTGCTTCCTGATACCGCGTCTGGTAGATAATAGATTGCAGATTTTCCAGATCGGTTCTAGCAGACAGCTCCATGATTTTCTTTTCACAGTCCATCAATGCCCGCCGGTATACCTGTTTCAGTTCATTCAGCGTTCTCTTTTCTCTATTCAGTTGGCTCTGGAGTACCGCCTTTTGTTCCTTCGTCATCTGCCTTCACCCCGTCCAAAATGTTCTGCGCCCTACTCAAATCATTGTCTGCTTCGTCTGGATCAGGAAACTTATCTTTGATTTCCTCATAATCGATATCTAGGACATCACAGATATTTTTCATCAGTGTTTCATTGTCAAGCTGTGCTGCCAGTGACAGCAGTGTATTAATACGTGTCTGCTGCTCCTGTGCATTATTCAAAGCAATCTGCGCATTTTCCTGTTCATTTGACATTACTTCATGGCTAAAATCGAAATGTACCTGGCTGGTCAGATACGCAGTTTTGTTTTTCTCATTAATCTCATCGATTACCAGCTTCACAAGTTTGCGTAGCATCTGTTTTAACTTAATTTCCAGTTTTGAACATTTCAGGTCCAGCAAAGAGTATGCAGCCTTAATTGCAATGTTGGTGGTTGCGTTGGTATCCTTTAGACTGGCGGTATTCAATCCCATTCCAAAGCGATAGATGTTCTTCTCATCCAGATTTAACTTTGTCTCTCTGGCCTGATACGGGACATCTACGGTATATACCTCTATGCCGCCATCATCATCTACGCCAACCATTTTCTTTGTTTTCAAATTCTGCTGCAGTTCGCCAAGATCGTCACCTTCGAACCCTTTGACTGCATATATCGGATGATCGAAATCAATCAGATTATTGGAAAGCCCGGAAGCCATCAGATCGTAATCATCGATGATATCTTTTACTGTCTTTAATCCACTGAATTGTTTTTTATTGTTGTCCAAGCGAAAAAAAGGAATAACGCCAAAATCTTTGTAGTAAATGGCTTTATCCCCTTTTTTCTGGTATGTAATATGTGGTTTTGGATTGATTTTTGCGGATTTGTCCGGTATGATCTCTCCTTCATCGCTCTGGACGTAATAATATACTTTCTCAGAATCCCATACCTGAATGCGCTTGATTACCTTTTCGCCTTTATCAATGCGGTCAATGTACCAGTAAATCACATAAGCACAGCCATCGTCAGTATCTTTCTCCCTGACTTCCACTACGCCAATTGAATCCGCACACATGAAAGACAGCATGTCTTCTTTATTCCGGTAAGCGAACATATATTCAAAGCCTTTCGCCTGGCATCCGGTCAACGTTTCAGACAGCTCTGCAATAAAATCTTCGTTCTGGTTGAAATATTTATCCAGCTCGTTCTGCAATGCTGGCTCATCTGTTTTTACAAATCCATCAGCACCAGAAAGAATATACTGCACTGCTTGGTCCACCAGCTCTGTAAAGAACGGATGCGATATTTTTGCGTTACTGCGTGTTTTATCCTCAACCAGATTTCCGTCCTCGTTGTAATAAAACATTCTGTAATGTCTTATATCATGATCGCCATCGTAGTATTCCTGCCCTTTTCTGGCGAACTGCTTTTTTTGGGAAACATTATCTTCTTCCATGAATTGTCTTATTTCTTCTGTTGTCAGCATACTTCTTCCTTTCTGGCAATTCTCTCTTTATACAAGCCAGCGTTTTGCCTTCCGCCAGCCTTCTACTCCATATCGCAGCGCTGCCATGGCATCGTCCATTACAGGCACCGGTTCATCCAGGTGTTCGCCTGTCTTTTCATCCTTTTTCCATTTCCACTGCTGCAGTTCTTTTATTGTATTGGTGCAGGATGGATCCACAAATATTTTTCGAGCAATCACTTTGCTTTTGTCCTTCGGATCCGGGCTTCCCTTCAGCCATTCAATCTGTGCTTTCACGGATCCGGCAGAGCCGCCTTTGTCTACTCCCTTTGCCCGGAATCCTGCATCTTTCCACATTTTGATTCGATCCGGTTCCGCTGAGTCACACCACATCTGCCGCTTTTTCGGAATTCCCGCAGCATTTGCTTCTGCAATCCATTCAGCAGTATCTTTTTCAAATCCATACAATTCACGCAGAATATAAATATTTCCATCCTTCCAACCGAGTGGCAGGATAGCATTAGCATGGTTAAAACCAAAGTCCTGCCCGATTGCGAAATCATCATAATCTGATATATTCTGACTGCACTCACGCACTTCCCAGTTATGAAGAATCAGACCACCAATCTCACCCCAATCACCGAGACCATAGATCTGATAGCCTTCTGGATCAACAATCTTTCGTCTCTCCATTCTGGCACGATATGCATCATCTATAAACCGGTTCATCAGGTAGGTGCTGTGATGTGTCAACACATTCGGATCCGGAATATCAAAAAAGACCTTTTTTATCCAATGGTTTTTATTCACCGGATTAAAGGTCAGTCTAATCTGATAAAATTGTCCTTCCGGAAGCTCACCACGCAGACGATCATCAATGATCTCCAGGTCTGCCTGCGTCAGCTCCGTTGCTTCCTCACACCATACATCTGTCAATTTTCCACGCTGAAATGTGATAGATTTCAGTTTTTCACGTTGTTTCTCATCATTCATGCCACGAAAAATAATCTGATTCCCATTTGCCCGGCAGGTCAATTTCAACGGTGACATGTTAATCTGCCAGTACCGGTCAACCTTATCCCCAAACATCCGATACACAGCACCAGTCAGCTCAGCAAACGTGCTGTCACGATTCGTAATATCAGATTTTCGAATACAGACCAGATTCCTGCCTTTATCTTTCATTAGTCGCAGGATATAATTCTGCGCAGTGTCAACGGATTTTCCTGATCCTGCCGATCCTTTCATGACAATATAGCGTTTATGGCTCTGGTCAACCTCCTTGAACCCCGGATTCATTTGAACGTTTATATTCATAAGCAATCAGCTTCTTTGAATGTCCTGAACAGCTTTGGTGACTGAATAGTGATCCAATCAGTGATTGTTTCATCCATTCCCCAACAGTTTGTGCTTCCGCTATTGTTCCACATTCCTGATTCATATAAAAAAGCATGAATAATTTCATGTCTTAATACTTTCTTTCTGTATGAATCCATATCCTGAATTGTATTTCTGTCAGATTCAAATTCTGCAATTCTGATCTGATGAATGCTCTGATCCATGCAACCATCAGCACCTTCAGGCATCTTTCCATCCGGCACATCAAAATGTATTGTGTACAGCGTTCCTAATATCTCAACAACCTTATCTTTCATCATGCTTTTTTACCTCTATTTGTGGAATGTATAACCTGTAAATAGATTTGCACACCGGAATATCGTTTATTACCAGTTGCATCTTCACATACTTTATCAGTTTATGAAAATGAGCTAGCAAAAACAACCTTCCTGCTATTGTTCTTACATATTCAACCTCAATCGGTATTCTCTCAATCGCAAATCTTTTAATTTTCATTGCTATCCCCATAATCAATTTTAATATTGAGTTCCATATCAACGTCTGTCTCGATTTTTTCTGTATACAGCCCATGTGCTTTTCCGAGCAATTCTGCTGCCTTATTCGCATCAGACAGCTTCGCCGGTATTTCTACAATCTGTGGAACTTCTTTTTTTACCGTCTGTCTTCGTACTTTTCCTGTTTCGTCCGGAACATAGGTCGTTTTTTCTTCACTGGTCGTTACCACGATGTGCTCATTCTTTTCTCTTCGCATAACAGAAGTAAGGTATTTTAGTACCTCATCCTGATCTGCAATAAGCTCAGCATCTTTTTCTGCCAGTCTTTTATCTATGTATTCTCTGATGTAAGGTTTTGACAGGTTTTCAGTTGCTGTCTGTCTTGCCGTTTTCTCTGAATACCCTGCACGGATGGCAGCCTGTGTGGCATTCAAATCAATCAGATACTCATCACAAAACCTTTTCTGTTTTTCAGTCAATGCCACCAGTCTCACCTTCCTATCTCTATCTATGCTTCACTCACGTTTATCATCGCCCTACAGATTACAGTTTCATCCGCAATTTTCAAAAAATATATAACTTTATATATGCCGGGTCTCGCCGGGCAAACTGAAATTCTAAGCACATGACCATCCACATCACAGGTACCTTCTGCCTCACACATATCCATATCGCAATTCCAGAATTCATACTGCGCATCTGTAATCTGAAAGGGTAACTCATCACATGAAGTCACTGTCACATACAATCTTCTGTTTTCACCCGTGTACATTCTAAGTGTCTGCGTTTTCTGCAAAATAAGCTGCCCTCCTTTCCAACCTTTCCTGCTCAATCGAATACTTCTGCAGCTGTGCTTCAATCGTAAAACCAGTCGTCTG